GGCGAGAGCTGCTGGGACGAGTAACTCAACCTCGTACTCAACGTAGAGCTCAGCAACAATGCCTGGTGTGACAACGCCAGAGGTTGCCACAAGCAACTGGCCCAGGTCAGTGATACGGTCATCTGACCCAGTGATAGGACTTGGAGTGGGCAAAATGTTGCTGTTGGTAATGCGAATGAAGAGTTCGCGGGCAAAACCCGTGCGATCATGTGAGTCACAGATGAAGAGACATGCCTCCCAAATAGCGGAGCGGACAGCACCAAGAAGCGACATGAACACACTCTTGGTAGTGGGAACCGCATCCATCACATTGTAGTCAACGGACAACATGGTTGACCCAGCGGTCGATGTGGAAGCCTCCGTTGACGTAAAGAAGCGTAATTTCTTGAATCGGTACTTGGTGTAATTGCGGGCAATAGTAGACAGCCAAGGGAAGAGCAATGAATTGCCAGGTTGAATGAGCAAAGACTCAGTGGCAAAAGATGTCTGCCCGGTAATCTCTTTCACAAACTCAGTGTGTCTCACAGTAATACGGCCGTCACCAGACGAACTGTGTGAGATGTTGGGGTTTCCGGCTCGGAAACGCCGGGATTCGGAAACAGGGGCAGTCTCAATAGTTGAGAACCGTGCTCCACCCTTGCGTGGTTTGCGCTGTCGGCGCCGAGCGCCGCCCACAATAACAACGTTCTTAGGACGAGAACGCGAACGTGATCGAGACCGGGATCGCGACTTCGATGCCTTACGGGATTTACCCCCCGTGCGGGTCTTCTTAATAATGGTTGTTGGGTCCAAAATTTGAATCAGTCAGGCGAACTGGACAGTTGCCTGCTGGTTACTCCCTGTGTCAGTAGCTTTTATTTAACGAAGCACACACTGACAAATACAGCTGAATAGCCGTCTTCGAAACGCGGCGAAGCGTCCCGCCAAATCCACCTGGGAGCTAGGATGAGGCTTTCAATAAGGTGATCATCGCCGTGTCCTCATTTTTAGCTTAATGTGCGGATGAGGTCCGCACAAGGGAGTAATCACTCCCAAAACCCGCGTCGTAAGTCCCACTTCATGGGGACGACACGGCTAGGTAGGGACCACTGCTGGAAGATGTTCTCCCAGTAAATCTGGGTCGCTGCGTCCATACCAAAGGCCTGATGGAAGGACGCACGAGCAGCGGCGGTAATTGGAGAAGGAGACATGACGCGCAACTCCGTCATGCCAAACTTCTTCATCTCAATCATTGCACGGTAATATGAACCGGAAACATCATGGGTCAGAAGTTTACGTGTGCTCCCCTCACGTATGCAGGCGCCAGAAAACGCTTGCAAAACGGGCACACCAAGATTGAGAATAGTTTCACACACACCCATAGTAGCCAACCTGTACTTGAGATCGATAAGAGTTAGGTTCGCCCACTTAGCAGACGACAACACAGAACCAACAACCTTAGTCGGGTTGCGTACCATCTTAAAACACCCATCACGGAACTCGATAGGCTTAGACTGGCAAAAGTCGATTTCATGAAAAGACTGCACAATACCCTCAACACGCATGTCAATTCC